CTTTTGACACGATGTAAAATATATCGTATTCGCTATCTACAAATGCCAACGTATCTGTTGCGTTCATTGTGTACAGCATGATATACATGTTTCTCCTGTATGCGTACGCCATTTCTAGCGGCGAATCTTCACCGCCCAGAAATTCCATGAACATTTCAACGTCGGAAGATTCTTTCGACAATTTGTTATAATAATCGTAGACTTTTTCATCCCATCCGTCCGGAAAAAGCTTACGATCTTTTATTTCCTCGTTATCTTCTTTAGCCATTTTGTAAATGGTTTCAAGTTTTACTCTCTTAATCATTTTACACGCCTCCTATTTCACTTCGCAATCTTCCAAGACAGCTCGCTCTAACAACTGTCTCACATAATCCGGACATTTGCTTTTTCCGGATTCCCAGTTTTCGAGCGTTCTAATCGGTATGTTGTACCTCCTTGAGAATTCTGCTCGGGATATCTTTAAGTGTTCACGCATTTCCATAGTGGACATATTTTCTTTTTGCTTCAGATCATCTTCCATAGATCCTTTTGTTTTGTAAGACATGAATCCTACCGCGGATGGGAAAATACGGGTGTAAGTGGTTTTATTTTCGTCAATCCATTTAATACTCACATATACTTTTGCACATAAATATGGCCATTCCGGACTTAATATAGTACCGTCCGCATATACACAAACATCACATTCTTCAGCGATAGAATTATCATATATGATACGATCGACTTCTTCTTTAAAGAATTTTGCACGGCAATAGGCCACGATATCGTCTAACTGGTATCCGTCGCATTCAGGTATAAAACTTTTGATCTGTTTTCGCTTGATCTCCCATAGATTCGTGCTATAATCTTTATCCATTTTAACGAGGCTGTCGACAAACCCACCGACAGGAGAGGGATTTAAGATTTTGTAAGCTACATCAAGTTCGGCTTCAGATTTTCCGCAGCCTTTCTTGAAATCATGCATTAATTCATCCATCATGGATTCAAATTCAGATTGATTATATTTATACATACATTTCGCCCCCCTTTCTATCAATGTTCTTTGGCATATTTATGTATACGCTCATATAAATTCATTTCATTTCGGTTCGCCATTAATTCGCTTAAATCGTTTGAATCATAATTTGTAGAATATACGGTATAACTGCGATTTTCGATAAACCATGAAGCTTCTTTGATGTTGCTAAGAATCTCCATATCTTTAGCTCTTTTTTCTGCGCGAGCAGGTCTGTCTTCAGCTTCGTATTTTCTAACGAGAGCAGATAAATACGAAATCATGTTTTTTCTTATATCTTCAGCCCATGCAATCTGTTTTGGGCTTCCGACGAGTCCAACTAATTTTTGTTCCATTGTTTTCGCTTCCTCCCATGCTTTCTTAAGACCGGAGGATATAGTTAATGCTGACTTTTTAACCAGTTCCCATGCCCTTTTCATGATTTTTGATAAGTTGTATTTTTTCATTTTTAATATCCTCCGTTACTTTGATGATTATATAATACCACCAAATTGGTGGTATGTCAATACTTTTTCGATACTTTTTTGAACTTTTTAGATTGATACATCTATGCAAAAATATAATCAGAAAGGCGGTGCATAAGATGGCATTATATAACAATCCTTATCAATATAGTTTTGGCGTTCCGGGACAGATGAACCAGTTTCAGCAACAGCCTGTCCAGATGCCGGCTCAACCAGTACAACAGCCCCAGCAGAATAACAATGGTATCCTGTGGGTATCTGGCGAAGTTGGCGCAAAATCCTATCTGGTAGCGCCCGGGACAAGTGTTTTGCTGATGGACAGTGAAAGTGAAAAATTCTACATAAAATCCACAGACGTTTCCGGTATGCCACAGCCATTACGGACGTTTGAGTATCACGAAATAGGCACTCAGATGCCGCCTAAACAGCCTGTTCAGAACATGGACAGTAAATATGTTACTCGACAGGAATACGATGATTTGAAAGGCAAATACGAAGTTATCATAAACCGATTAAATTCATTTTCTGAACCTGTTAGGGCTAATACCGTACAGGAATCAGCGACCAAGGGAGGAAATGCAGATGAGTAATCCATTATTTAACGCACTTGGCGGTGGGATGCCGCAGGGAAATGGACCAATGCAGATGATACAGCAGTTTATGCAGTTTAGGCAGAATTTTAAGGGGGACCCGAAAGCAGAAGTTGAGAAGATGCTACAGTCTGGACGGATTTCTCAGCAGCAACTTAATCAGGTTCAGCAGATGGCAGGACAGTTTCAACACATGTTGAAAGGAATGAAATAGTACATTACAATCTGGCCAGATTGATGTAAATACACAAAAAGGAGATTATATTATGGATGGAAATTATAGCTTAGCAGATATTGCCGCTGCTACTGGAAACGGTAGAAATAATGACGGCATGTTTGGCGGAGATGGTAGCTGGTGGATTATTGTTTTATTCATTTTTGCTTTCTTTGGATGGGGAAACAACGGCTGGGGTAATAACGGCAATGGCGGTGGATATGCAGCCACAGCAGCTACTCAGGCAGACATTCAGAGAGGATTTGACAATTCCGCAGTAATCAGCAAACTTGACGGAATCAATAGTGGCCTGTGTGATGGATTCTATGCCATGAATAACGGTATGCTTACCGGTTTTAACGGAATCAATACAAACATCATGCAGACCGGCTTTGGAATCCAGCAGGCAATCAATGCTGATACTGTAGCAAACATGCAGAATACAAATGCTTTACAGGCTCAGCTTGCGAACTGTTGCTGCGAGACCCGGGAAGCTATCCAGGGCGTGAACTACAATATGGCACAGAACACCTGTGCATTGCAGAACACCATGAACAGTAACACAAGAGACATCATTGATAACCAGAATGCAGGAACAAGAGCCATTCTTGACTATCTTTGCAATGAAAAGATTTCTAGTCTGCAGGCTGAGAATAATGATCTCAGACGTGCTGCATCTCAGGATCGCCAGAGCGCACTTCTCACAACTGCAATGGCTTCTCAGACACAGCAGCTCATTAATGCAATCAATCCAGCACCGATTCCGGCATATCAGGTTCCTAACCCGAACACATATTACGGATGTGGATGCGGATGCAACACCGGATGCAATTGCTGATAACTTCATATCGAGAGTATCTTTCGATTGATTTCGGATGTCGGCTTATGCCGTTATTACACAGAGGGGCAGGCTGAGACCTGTCCTTTTGTGATATGAAAGGAGTATTTTTATGGCAGAATTTACAAATGTGGCTGCTCAGACTGTAGCAGCAAATGGAAACGTAGTATTTTCAAACACAGCAGTTAAAGGTTCTAACTGCATTCAGCACAGAGAGGGAAGTGGAATCATCACTCTAAGAGGACTGACTAACCAGTGTAAAGCGAGATTCTTCGTGGATTTTTCTGGTAATATCGCAATTCCAACAGGCGGTACTGTCGGAGCTATCTCACTGGCTATTGCAATTTCTGGTGAGCCGGTTCTTTCTTCTCAGATGATTTCCACACCGGCAGCAGTAAATCAGTACAATAATGTGTCCGCAGGTATCTATATTGATGTGCCTCGCGGATGTTGCGTTAATATCGCAGTAGAGAACACAAGCGATCAGGCAATATCTGTTGCGAACGCAAATATTGTTGTGACCAGAGAAGCGTAGGAGGTGCGATTATGAGAGACATTAAAGACTTATGTGCAAGAATTGAAGACGAACTGTCCAAAATCGCTGATAATGGACTGACCACTGGAAATCTGGAAATGACATACAAACTGATTGATATGTACAAAGACATAAAGAACACGCAGTACTGGGACAAGAAAGTGGAGTACTATAACACTGTCCTTGATGAGATGCGTGGCGGATACAATGACGATTACAGCGAACGTGGAAGAAAGCGCGACAGCATGGGGAGATACAGCGCAAATGACGGCAGAATGATGCCGGATTATGACCGAGGCAGTTCTTATGCCAGACGTGGTGAGCATTATGTTAGAGGACATTACAGCCGCTCTGACGGACGAGATGCTTATGACGACTATATGACACAGAAACAGAGCTATCGTTCCGGCAAGTCTGAAGACTGCAAAAGAAAGATGCTCGCCGCATTGGAAGAACATCTGGACGAACTTACAACAGAAATGAGTGATATGTCCAAGGATGCAGAGTGCCGGGAAGAACGTGATCTTGTCAAGAGATACGTAGAAAAACTCCGTGATATGCTCTAAAAACACAAAAGTGGTAGAGAGGTAGTTAAAAGAAATCTGTTATAATGTAATTGTGCAGCAGGAAGCACAAGTAAAACGGTTGTTTTTGACATTTTCGTTTTAATCCTCCTTCCTTTAATTTAGTAGCTGGTACGCACGCTTTAACGGAAAGTTGAACAGGTTCGAATCCTGTCGTGCGTATTTGCCATCTGGCACGCAAGATGGCTCACCTCCTTGATTAAGGTTTTTGTTATTCATACTTTTCTTTTAAAAAAGAAATAAATATCCGAAACAACTCGTGGCAGGCATGACACGTTAAACACCTTGCTAACCCGGGAATCCGGGTTGTGTGGAATGTACGCTAGTGGAAAACTGACAGAGTCGCACTCTGGTCTCCGGTTCGATTCCGGGCGCTCCGCTTTAATCCGCTTAGAGTTAAGCTGTTTGTATACAGGTGGTCTATGTCTCAGGTGGATTTACGCTATAGCGAAAGAAGTGAAATTCACCCCAGTTTCTTTTTAGAGGGTTGGCCGTTATAGGCGGCATGGAATGTAGCTCAGTGGTAGATCGCACTGTAAATGTGAGGTCGCAGGTTCGATTCCTGCCTTTCCGATTACCTTGCCAGTGGTCTAACTGGCTTAATCCATTTACCTGCGGCGGCAGGTCAATAAACACGACCAGGAGGATGTTATGCAGAAACTTATTGACACTTTAAAATCGTTTGGAATTGAAATCCCGGAGGATAAACAGGCAGATGTAAAGAAAGTACTCTCTGAGAATTACAAGAATGCAAAGGAAGTTGCAAAAACTCTGTCAAAAGTCGAGGGAGAACGTGATGACTGGAAAGTACGTGCTGAGACAGCAGAAGAAACCTTAAAAAGTTTTGACGGTATCGACCCGGCAAATATTAAAAGCGAGTTAGAGACTTGGAAACAGAAAGCGGCAGATGCAGAGAAAGAATTCAATGCAAAAATCTACGACCGTGATTTCTCGGATGCTCTGAAAGCGGCACTCGATGACGTTAAGTTTTCCAGCGAAGCGGCAAAGAAATCAGTCATGGCAGACATCAAAGAAGCAGGTCTTAAACTGAAAGACGGTAAAATCCTTGGCCTGAACGATCTGATCGAGCAGATGAAGCAGTCTGACGCATCTGCTTTTGTGGATGAATCTCAGCAGCAGGCTCAGCAGAATCAGGCAAGATTTACCACTCACGTTGGACAGCAGCAGACACCGGGAAGCATGACTAAAAAAGATATCGAAGCGATCAAAGACCCGTCCGAGAGACAGGCTGCAATTGCTCAGAATATCCAGTTATTCCAGTGATTTTTTACACCGACTATACACCAGAGTATAGCCGCTAACCCAATGCCTTAATAATTAATTATGGGTAGAAAGGATTTTATATGGCAGCAAAAGCTAATCTTATTATGACAAATGATATTCAGGTAAAAGCACGTGAGATTGATTTTGTTACCAGATTCGAAAGAAACTGGGAACACTTACGTGAAATACTTGGTATCATGCGTCCAATCAAAAAGACGCCCGGAGCGGTTCTTAAATCAAAATATGCAGAGGGTACTTTACAGAGCGGAAAAGTTGGTGAGGGCGAGGAAATCCCTTACAGCAAATTCGTTGTAAAAGAAAAACCCTATGCGGAAATGACTATCGAGAAGTACGCAAAGGCTGTATCTATCGAAGCGATTAAGGATCACGGTTACGAGAACGCTGTTCAGATGACCGATGATGAATTCCTTTTCCAGCTTCAGACTGATGTTACCGGAAGATTCTATGACTATCTGAAAACCGGTACACTTACTTCCACAGAAACTACATTCCAGATGGCTCTGGCAATGGCTAAGGGTCGTGTTGAGAACAAATTCAAGCAGATGCACAGAAATGTGACTGGCGTCGCTGGATTTGTCAACATTCTGGACGTATATGAATACCTCGGAGCAGCTGAAATTACTATTCAGAACCAGTTCGGATTTCAGTACATGAAAGACTTTATGGGATTCAACACAATCTTTTTACTGTCTGACAGCGAAATCCCGAGAGGACAGGTTATTGCAACACCTGTCGAGAACATCGTTCTGTATTATGTTGACCCGAACGAATCTGACTTCGCAAGAGCAGGGCTTGTATACACCGTATCTGGCGAGACAAACCTGATCGGATTCCACACTCAGGGCAACTACCACACAGCAGTTTCCGAAGCGTTCGCAGTTATGGGACTGACTCTTTTTGCGGAGTACATTGATGCAATCGCAGTAATTGCCATTGATGAGACACCAACGCTTGGCACTCTGACAGTAATATCTGCGGCAGGAACAGCAACTGGTGATACAAAAATCACTGTAAACCCGGCTAAAGAAAACGCTAACAATGTGTACAAGTACAAAGTTGGTGCATCTGAAACAGCTGTAACTTATGGCCAGAATCTCAGAAACTGGACTACATGGGACGGAAAAGCCGACATTAAGGCAGCAACCGGGCAGAAGATTACAGTGGTTGAGTGTGACGGAACATACAAGGCACTGAATGCCGGAAGTGCAAGCGTAACAGCGAAATCATAAACGTAGGGGGTGACTGGCATGGCTTATGCAGATTATAAATTCTATACAGAATCATTCGGCAATGTCGTGCCAGAAACCGACTTTCCACGACTGGCAAAAAGAGCCAGTGATTTTGTGGATACAATGACATTTGACAGGTTGGTGGACGGACTGCCAACAAACGAACGCTCACAGAAGCGTATCAAAAAGGCAGTCTGTTCATTGGCTGAATTAATGTATCAGATTGATCTTGCCGAGAAGAATGCTATCAATCAGGCATCAGCAAATGTGACCGACACAAATGTCGGTGGCAAATCAACAGGCATTGTAACATCTGTATCTTCTGGCAGTGAATCCATCTCTTACGCAACGCCACAGCAGATTGGAGCAAGTGCAAAGGAATGGAGTGCAGTGTATGCCGCCGCCGGAGATGTACAGAAAACGAACGACTTACTCTTAAAGGCAGCTTTGCCGCTTCTGATGGGAATAAGGGCGGATGATGGGATACCAATTTTGTATGCGGGGGTGTGAGTATGAAATATGTACGAATAAAACCGACTATAGTTGAAGCTATTCAATGTTTTACCACTCCAGAAAGCATAGCTCAAATTGAAAAGTTTGTTGGCAATTCAGTAAAAATTAATAACAATCTTAACCCACCTCACATTGAGATTTCTACATATCCTGCTCCGTTTAGAAATGGCGAAATGGTTGATTCGGTACTCATAGAGCCTGGAGACTACGTCTTGCGTGATGAAGAAGGATATTTCGATACAATGATAAAGGATGAATTTGAAGAAGAATTTAAGGAGGTATCTGAATAATGGACATTTCAACATTAGGCTCATGTATAGCAATCGTTATGATTTGCTACATCGTGGGAATGGGATGTAAAGCATCAAAAAGAGTCTCTGATGAATGGATCCCGGTGATTATGGCGGTTATTGGTGGGATTCTCGGAGCAGTCGGGATGGGAGTTATCCCGGATTTCCCGGCAACGGACTATATAACGGCAGTTGCGGTTGGTATGTTTAACGGATTGTCAGCAACCGGAGTAAATCAGGTTATTAAGCAGACAGTACAGAAAGAATGATTAAGGAGAGGGTATCATGTATAGCAAAACTGTGACGATTTTTGATTATTATGAATCAGCCACGACAGGAGATGCGTACTGGTATCCTCATGTTTTATCTGGCGTTGACCTGATTACGGACAAAGGAGCAATCCTTAAAAAGTACGGGCCAGACGCAACTGACAACGCACAGTTACACATCCGATATACCGTCCAGAACGGCGATATAACCATTACTGACAAAGACGGCAAGATTCTTCCATGGGTGCCGCCTAAAGAGTGGAAAAGGCAGATTAACAACGCTCTGGAGGACACTATTACATTCTCGGATGAATCATTCTTCTGGGAGGGTGAGTGGACTGGCGGAACGGTAATTGACAGTGATTACCGAAACGGATTCTACCAGTACATGAATGAGAACAAGGACAACGTGTTTAAGATTACCAGTGTAGGCGGTCCGTATACGCTGATTCCACATTTTGAGATTCTGGGTAAGTAATATGAGTAAGATTCATCATTTCAAAGGATTCTCCATAGTCGATGGAGATATGAAAATCAAGCTGAATATGGACAGGTTTTCCAGACAGTATCAAGAAGCCCAGTATCTCCTTGACGGAATGGTTATGGACAGCATGGTTCCATTTATGCCAATGATTACCGGAAATTTTATCAATCGGACAAGAATTGAGAGTACATCTTTGCAAGGAACTGGGAAAGTATGCGCGGCGGCGGCTCCTTATGGGCGTTTTCTGTACGAGGGGAAAGGAATGGTTGATGAAGCAACTGGAAGTCCCTACGCAAGACGTGGAGCAAAGAAAGTTCTTGTTAGTCAGTTTTCTGGTCAGACAGCCGCAAAGGAAAATCTTGAATACACCAAACAAATTCACCCACAGGCACAAGCAAAGTGGTTCGATGCCGCTAAACGACAATACGGCGACACATGGATTCGTAAAGTAAAAGCACAGGCAGGAGGTGGCAGACATGGCGGATAAACCTATCGGAAAAGATGCAACTGGATATGAGATTCTGACAGATGCCATGAAAGCACTTCTAAACCAGTATCCAGGGTTATACGAAAATGAAACAATCAAGTTTGAAGAACTCGGCAAAGAATCAGGAATTGCGTTCTCGGCAGACAACGGGGCGTTGATCTATTCAGAGAAAGAAGACGTTTGCGGAACGATGCATCAGGTATGTCAGTACCCATTTTACGTGGTATATCGTACAGCATCTGACAAAGAAAGGCAGAAACTATCTGTTCAGAAGTTCCTTGACAATCTCGGTAAATGGATATGCCGGGAACCAGTTATTATAAATGGCTCTGAGACGCGTTTAAATGTGTTTCCAGAGCTTTCACAGGGGCGAGTGATAAAACGTATCACACGTGACAACTCCTATGGTTTAGAACCGCAGGAGAGCGGCGTACAGGACTGGTTGTTACCATTGTCGGTGCGCTACGAAAATACTTACGAAGCAATATAACAAGTAACAACCGGCTATCAATTGGAGATAGTCGCTAACCTACACAGCCTTTTAAAGTTATAGGCAGAAAGGACATTTCTATGCCAGTTACAGGAAAAATTGACCGTAAATATATGGCTCATTATATCGACGCAGGCTCCCTCTGCGGAGGACTGACGCCGAAATATGAGCGTCTTGGAAAAGACCTGGAAGAGTACAATGTAGAACTCAATCCAGACACTGAAACATCTAAAAACATTCTTGGAGAATCCACATTTAAACACAATGGCTACGAAGCTTCTTCTGACGCTGATCCGTTCTATGCAGATACTACATCAGATCTGTTCGAAAAGCTTCAGCAGATCGTTGATGAACGTCTTAAAGACGATAATTTGAAAACAAGTGCAGTTGAAGTGCACCTCTGGAAAGAAGCAACAGCCGGTAAATACGAAGCATACAAGCAGGATTGCCATGTTGTGCCGACATCCTACGGCGGTGATACATCTGGATATCAGATTCCGTTTACAGTGAACTACGTTGGAGAACGTGTCAAAGGAAAATTTGACATTACTTCAGGAACATTTACAGCTGACAGCGAATAATTTTTAGGAGGGTATAGAAAATGGCAAAAACAATTAACACAAACATTGATGATGGATTTCTTCTTTTCACATTCACAAACAAACAGGGTGAAGTGTTCTCTTCATTTAAGCTGAACCCTACTGACATTAACGTTGCAGCAAGAGCGGAAGAATTGGAAACTTTCTTTGAACAGGCTCAGGAATCTGTTAAGAATGTTTCTTCCAGCAAAGAGATGGCGGAGATCAATAAGCAGATTGAGGATAGAATCAATTATATGCTCGGATACGAAGCATCTAAGGATTTATTCAAAGAACCAATTACCGCAACAACTGTTTTTGGAAATGGTCAGGTTTTTGCCTATATCGTTCTGGACAAAATTAATGAAGCGCTTACTCCGGAAATTGAAAAGAGAAAGAAAAAAATGCAGGAAGTAGTCAATAAGTACACGGAGAAGTATACAAAATGACCGCCTATGAGTTACCCACCTCACTAAATATCAGTGGGGTGGATTTTTCTATCAGAACGGATTTTCGAGTAATTATTGATATTCTGGTCGCCATGAATGACCCAGAATTGGACGAACAGGCGAAAGCTGTTGTTATGTTACAGATTTTGTTTGAGGACTGGCAAAGCATACCCCTGGAACATCTTACAGAAGCTTGTCAGAAAGCTTGCGAGTTTATTGATTGTGGTCAATTCGATGATAGCCCGAACAAATCCAAACCCCGTTTGATGGACTGGGAACAGGATGGAGATATGATCGTTCCGGCTGTAAACAAAGTTGCCGGTAAAGAAATCAGGTCGGTACCGTATATGCACTGGTGGACGTTCTTCGGGTACTTCATGGAATCCGGCGAGTGCCTGTTCAATACAGTTGTTGGAATCCGCTCTAAAAAGGCGAAGGGTGAAAAGCTCGATAAATGGGAAAAGAAATTCTATCAGGAAAATAAGAATATTATTGACATAAAAACACGTCTCAGCGACGAGGAGCAAGCTTATAAAGATAAGCTGAATGAGATGTTGAACCTCAAATAGTTAGGAGGTGGACACATGGCTGCTGATGGCTCAGTCATTATTGATACCAGAATGGACACATCAGGCGTGCAAAACGGCGTATCAGCAATTAGGCAATCATTCAATGGGCTTGGTAGCGTAGTAAAGAAATTAGGCGTACTAATTGGCGGAGTATTCGCAATTGGAAAACTGGCGCAGTTTGGAAAAGAGTGTACAAAACTTGGTTCAGATTTAAACGAAGTTCAAAGTGTTGTGAATGTAGTTTTTCCAAATATGACTGAAAAAGTTAACGAGTTTTCAAAAAAAGCAGTAAAGACAGCAGGCTTGTCAGAAACAATGGCAAAAAAATATGTAGGCTTATTTGGATCAATGGCAAAACAGTTTAATTTTACGGAATCACAGGCCTACGATATGTCAACACAGCTTACCCAGTTAGCAGGAGATGTAGCTTCTTTTTACAATATTAGTCAGGATTTAGCATATATCAAGTTAAAGTCTGTATTTTCTGGTGAAACAGAAACATTAAAAGATATTGGGGTTGTAATGACTCAAAATGCACTTGATGAATATGCATTGGCTAATGGATACGGGAAAACCACATCTGCTATGACCGAGCAGGAGAAAGTGGCTCTTCGTCTGGCTTTTGTACAGAAACAGTTGTCTGCCGCATCTGGAGACTTCATCCGTACTTCAGACAGCTGGGCGAACCAGGTAAGAGTAATGCAGTTACAGCTGCAATCTCTCAAGGCGACAGTTGGACAGGGATTAATCAATCTCTTCACTCCTGTTCTGAAAGTTATTAATATCTTGCTCGGTAAGTTAGCAACTCTGGCAAATGCCTTCAAGTCATTTACGGAGTTAATCACCGGAAAGAAATCATCTGGCCAGACAGGCGCGAGTGGCGCAGGTCTTGCCGGGACAGATGCAATGGCTGATACGGCAGACCAATATGGAAATGCTGCCGACAATGCCGAAAAGCTGGCAGATGCAACAAATGATACAGCGGACGCAACCAAGAAAGCTACTAAGGCGGCAAAAGGATATCTTAGTCCTCTCGACGAAATAAATAATTACTCAACGGATAAAAGTGCGGATTCATCGTCAAAAGTGCCGGGTACAACCGGCGGACTTGCAGACCAGATGAAAGATGCTGTACAAAATGTTGATTATGGAAAGTTGGCAGAGGGTGAGACAGTTCTTGATAAAATGTCAAAACCGCTAAAAAAGATAATCGACAGATTTAAACAGTTGGCTAAGTTAATCGCAAAAGGATTCTGGGATGGGTTAGGAGACTACGAGCCGATTTTTGACGGAATAAAGAAAGACCTTGATTCTATATGGAAATCCTTAAAGGATATCTTCGCCGACCCGGAAGTCACTAAAGCAGCAAATAAATTCTTGGACTCATACGCGTATGCAATTGGACAAGTTGCTGGCTCATTTGCCAGAATCGGATTAACAATTGCGCAAAACATTATAGGCGGAATCGAAAAGTTTTTAAAGCGAAACACGCAAAGAATAAAGAACTATCTGATAGATATGTTCAATATCGGCTCTGAAATTTCGCAAATCGCAGGGAATCTTGCAGTCGCCTTCGCTGATGTTTTCTCAATTTTCGGCGGAGAAACTGCGCAACAAATCACAGCAGATTTAATCGGAATCTTTGCTGAAATCGGAATGGTTCTTACGGAAACGGCTGCAAAACTTGGCAGAGATATCCTTAACATGATTGCGCAGCCTTTTATCGACAACAAGGACATTTTAAAGTCAGCAATCGAGGGTAGTCTCGGAGTAATAGAAATTGTAACAAGTGGGGTCTTAACGGTTGTTCAAAACCTTAGTGACGCAATATCAAGGTTATACGATGAACACGTAAAGCCGTTCTTTGATTCTATAGCAGATGGACTATCAAGCATATTTGAAACTCTGATAACCGGATATAACACATACATTCTTCCAGTGCTACAAGGACTGGCGGAACAAATCAAAGGGCTGTTAGAGGGACCATTAGGGGACGCGATTTTAAAGATAGAAACATTCCTCGGAAAACTCATTGATTCTCTGAAGCTTCTGTGGGAGTCAGTGTTAGTGCCTTTAATTAACTGGATAATCGCGAATTTACTTCCAGTTGTGGCAGAAATAATTGACGTTGTAGGCACTGTGGCAATCAAAGTCATAAAATCATTAATTAAAATAATTGGTGACGTAGCAGACACACTGAGCGGAATCATTGATTTTCTTGTCGGCGTTTTCACAGGAGACTGGGAACTGGCTTGGCAGGGAATAAAAGAGATTGCGGATGGAATATGGAATCTTATTAAGGATATTATAACTGGCACATGGGACGTAATCAAAACTGTGACGAAAGGCGCACTTAAAATAATAAAGACTGTCATTAGCACTGCATGGAACGCAATCAAGACAGCGACTTCAACAGTCTGGAATGCCATTAAAAAAACGCTTTCTAATTTATGGAACGCTCTTAAAGCCACCGCGAATACAGTATTTAACGCAATCAAAAATAAAGTTACAGGTGTGTGGGATAGTGTAAAAAGTAAAACGTCCCAAGTATGGGAAAGCGTAACTACATTTGTTTCCAATAAAGTAGAAGCGATAAAAAATGCTATCACTAATAAGTTTAACGCCGCCAGAGATGCAGTCAAATCTGCATTTGAAGGTATCGTGAATTTCATCAAAGCTCCGATTAATCAGGCAATCAGCATTGTTAATAATGCAGTTGGAATGATTAATAATGCAATTGGTGGAATTGAATCTGCATTTTCCTTTGGGCCATGGACTGTTCCAACACCGTTTGGTTCAAAGACTATTGGATTTCATGCAACATTTCCACGCATCGGAACTATCCCATATCTGGCTAGTGGTGCAGTTATTCCACCAAGGTCAGAATTCCTTGCAGTACTAGGTGACCAGAAAAAAGGCAATAACTTAGAAGCACCGGAAAGCCTGTTGCGTCAGATTGTCCGGGAAGAATCAGGAAAAGGACAGGGAGATGGAAATACCTATAATGTTACAGTTAATGCATCTGGCAGAAAATTGTTAGATATTATCATTGATGAAGCAGAGCTTAGGAGACGCAGAAATGGCGGCCAGAATCCATTCTTGTTAGGAGGTGTGTAAATGGTGCAGGAGCATTTTAAGATTGATGGGGTCACTATAAAGGCCCCTGACACATATAAGCCAGTGTTCGCAACGACATCAACAGAAAGCTCTAAAAGAAGTCAGGATTTAGTTATGCACAACACACCAATGGGAACTATTGCCGGATATGACATGGAATGGGGTGAACTTAAATGGGGAGAGATTGCGAATATTCTTAATCTGATGATTAATAAGAACCAGTTTACGTTTCACCATAAGGATCCCAGAACTCCGGGCGAATGGGTCGACAAGACGTTCTATGCATCTAATTTCAACATGGCAGCGCAAACACTCAAGGATAATGAGGAACGATGGACAGGATTAACTATTAATGTAAGGAGCATTCGACCGGTATGATTAATGTTACAAATCAGTTAAAGACGGAATCTCTCTTAAATAGCAACTATTATGTTACGGCGAATGCGGTGCTGCGTGATGGGACAATTTTAAGCCTGGGAAAAGAAGATTTCTACCTTGACGGAAACGGAATTGTAGATTCTTCTGATTCCGGGGATTTCCCGATAGGTATAGCCATTGAAAAGACAGCAACATTGGCATTGGTCAATGATGACGATAGGTTTTCTGACTACAACTTTGCCGGGGCACAGTTCACTCTATTTTTAAATTTACAGCTATCTGATAGATTGGAGACTATTCGCCGCGGCACATTCATCGTATCAAAAAAACCCGCCACGTCCGATGAGATCAATCTTACCTTACTGGACTATATGAGCAAGGCAGAGACAGGCTACAATACAAACCTTGTTTTCCCATGTTCTGTCAGAGAGGTTTTAGAAGATGCCTGTCAGCAGACCGGGATTGTGTTAGGTGACGCAACATTTAAAAATGCAGACTATCAGGTACAGAAGAAGCCCGAGAACACCACTTTTAGAGCAGTAATCGGAATGGCTGCAGCTCTGGCAGGCGGCAATGCTCGCATTGATGAGAATGATAATTTGCGAATCATCACTTTTGACGATGGTGCAGACACTATTACATTAGAAACAGTTCCATGGTACGACATTAATGGAAACACTATCCTCGACATTGACAGCAACGAGATCGAGACAATTCTTGAACGAAAAGGATTTAATCTAAATGCTATTAGGAACCTTACCTATGATGTTGACGATGTAGTTGTTACTGGGGTCAAGTATGTAGATAATGAAACCGAATATAAGTACGGAACGGACGGATATGTCATCACGATTGACAACAAACTTTTGAGTGGCAATGAACAGACGGGTGTTGACCTGATTGGAAAAGAACTTGTCGGTATGAGATTAAGACCATTCTCTTGTGACAGCATAGCAATCGGATACGCCACATTTGGAGATAGAATTACATTTTCCGACATTAAAGGCAATATTTACTATTCATATCTGACAGATGTAGACTTTGCTTTTTCTGGAAGCACAAGTTTTGCATGTAATGCTAAAAGCATGGAAGATATTGATGCAGATTATCCCGACAGCATGCAGGTAGAGGTTGATAGCCTTAAGAAAGATTCCGAAAAGAAAATTACCGCGTACGATGCAAAATTAAAGCAGATGAATGAATTAGCTGCAAACACACTTGGATTTTATTTTACTGAGGAAGTTCAGCCGGACGGGTCTTCAATATCATATCGTCATGATAAACCATCCTTGAAAGATTCAAAAGTGATTTATAAAACAGGTGTAGATGGATTCTTCCTTTCAGTTGATGGTGGAAACACCTGGAAAGCAGGGTTTGATTCCAATGGAGATGCAGTTCTGAATATATTGTACGCGATTGGCATTCAGTCTGACTGGATCAATACCAGAGGATTCACGGCAAAAGACAATGACGGCAACATTACGTTCCGCATTGACGCAGAGACAGGGGCCGTCAATCTCAATGCCACAGAGCTTACAATTAAGGGTAAAACACCTGAGAACGTGGCAAATGCTGAAGTTGAGAAATTCATTACAGAGGTGTATTCTCCACAGATTAAGGTTCTTCAGGAGCAGATTGACGGACAGATAGAAGCGTTTTTTGGAGACTATGTTCCTGATGGTAATAATGAACCGGCGTCCACTTGGACAGATGATACAACTAAAGAAAAGCACTTAGGTGACCTGTTTTACATCGTAAACAACGAAGAATATGGCGGGCAGGCTTACAGATATGCAAAGATTAATGGCGAATACAAGTGGGATTACGTAAAAGACACTGCGGTGGTCAAAGCTCTGGCTGATGCGGCACAGGCACAAAACACGGCAAATGCAAAGAAGAGAATTTTCGGAGCAGAGCCGGTTCCACCTTACGATATTGACGATTTATGGGTTCAGGGAAAGACAGGGGACATTCTTAAGTGTCAAAAGGCAAAGGCAGAGGGCGCAAGCTATGACGCCGATGACTGGGTGAGAGCATCTAAGTATACAGATGATTCAGCAGTTACAGCCTTTATCAAGGGCGTTTTTGCCGATACGATTGAAAGCCTCCAAGAGCAACTTGATGGTAAGATTCAGACCTGGAGCCAGGATACAGACCCGGCGCTTGAATGGACAGAAACAGAAGAGATTCCGTGGACAGATGTTGATGGCAATTCCATTCTGGACGTAGGCGGAAATGAGATTTTAATTGTTTGGGAAAAAGGTAAATATATCCACAAAGGAGACCTTTGGCAGAATACTGCAAATAACACGCGTTGGCGTTGGGATGGAAATAAATGGGTAGAACAGGAAGTACCAGACTATCTGTTTGATAAGATTGATGGAAAAGCGGCAGTTTATTTTGAACAGCCAAAGCCGCCATACAACATGGGAGATTTCTGGGTCACATCAAAAGCCGATGGCGAAGCTTCTATCAAAACAGCGGTTAGAAGCCGGGCAGATGGTGCATTTACTGACACTGACTGGATTGATTTCAAATATGTGGACAAAACTGACATTGATAATGCAGTCAAAGAGTATGATACAAGCCTTGGACAGGATGAAGTATTTAATAAGCTTACCAATGGCGGTGAAGAGCAAGGCATATATATCAATGGCAAGAAGCTGTATATTAACGCAAATTACATCCTTGCAGGCGTTTTAGCAGGCAAATTTATCAACGCAAAAGGGATTAAGGTTATTGATAAGGACAACCAAACAACCTTATACATTGATGATAACGGGAAAGTTCATATTCTTGCCACCGAATTTTCTTTGCAGGGCAAGAGCGTATCCGATATTGCCACGGATGCGGCTACGGAAGAAGCGAAGAAATATAAGACTCTAAATGTAACATTATCGAATGAGTATCAGGGTATTCCAACGGATGCGGAAGGCAATTACACAGCATTCCCTGAGTGCAAAACGACGGTGACGGCGTTGTATGGCGATGAGAATGTTACAAACAGCGCAACTATAACGTTTACTGCCGGAAGCGGGGTTACGGGTTCAAAATCAGGAGCAACATATACAGTAACGGCACTTTCATCTGATACAGGAATTATTACGGTGTCAGTTTCTTATAATAATCTTTCTGTTGAGAAGCAGTTTGCAATTGCAAAACAGAAACAGGGTATTCAGGGATTGCAGGGTATTCAGGGAATAAATGGAAAAGACGGAATAAGCGGAAAAGACGGTCGGGACGGAAAGACATCTTATTTTCATATCAAATATAGTTCTGTTGCAAACCCGACTTCTTCCAGTCAGATGAGTGAAACGCCAAGTACCTATATTGGCACTTATGTGGACTATACAGAAGCGGATAGCGACGACCCTGGTAAATACACATGGAGTCGATTTGAAGGCAAGGACGGGGCACAAGGAATCCCTGGGACAAATGGAGATAACGGGCAAACATCTTATCTCCATATTGCTTATGCGACCAGTTCTGACGGAAAAACAGGTTTCTCAGTGTCTGATAGCGCAGGCAAGACTTACATCGGGCAGTATACCGATTTTAAAGAGAATGATTCTACAAATCCAAGTGATTACAGCTGGACGAAGATAAAAGGTGATACTGGAAACGGTGTATCTGTAATTGTGCAACATTACCTTGCTTCTTCAAGTTCATCAGGTGTGACAACATCCACATCAGGTTGGACGGAATCCGTGCAGACGCCAACATCATCTAAAAGATATTTGTGGAATTATCAGACAACCACATACACGGACGGAACGAGTGTGAACACTACTCCACATGTTATCGGTGTATACGGAGAAAAAGGCGATGATGGCAAAGACGCGTCAGATATGACCCAGTTGGATATTTTTAATAAATTAACCAACAACGGGGAAACACAGGGATTATATCTTTATGACAACAAGGTGTATCTGAATGCCTCGTATATTGACACCGGGTATCTGGCTGGATGGGAAGTTGGATATAGGAAGCTTTCAGCAAGTGGCACGTATGGAGAAGTAACGCTAGACGCTTCAGATGGAGAGATCTATTCAGAGACGAATACGGGAATATATGTACCGGGGTACGGGACATTGTATGGAACGCGTATTAGAGGAATCAATCTTTATACAGGAACCGTACATGCAAGCTCAGCCTCGTTTAATAAAAGCGTTTCGGCGAGCAGCGTTTCGGCAGACAGCGTTTCGGCATCAAAAAAAGTTACAGCGGGCACACACGTAGAAGCCAGTGGACATTTCTATAGCGTCGGAACGGGCACTGACCTTGCAGATTTGAGTGTGCGCGGAACAAAGAAAAGGATTCTTTCGACAAAGGACTATGGCACACAGGCATTTTATTGTTACGAAATGGCATCCCCCATGTTTGGAGACATCGGAGAAGCATCCATATCAGAAGATGGCACATGTCTGATAGACATAGACGACATTTTTCAAGAATCTACCAATGTAGGGATTGAATATTATGTATTCTTACAAAAGGAAGGAGATGGAGATTGTTGGGTAGATAAAAAGGAACAGACGTATTTTATTGTTAAAGGCACTCCGGGGCTTAAATTTGCATTCGAAATCAAAGCGCGGCAAGCTGACTATGAGTACATGCGGTTTGCTGATGCGAGCGAGACGGCTTATGATAGGGCAATAGACACAGATATACCGGAGCCGGACTACAGCGAAAGCCTTGAAGTATCAGAACCAGATTATGAAAAGGAACTTTTTAATGACAGGGAAAACATTATTGACGAAATGGGGAAAATATAATGAAGAAAATTCTTACAAGTTTTATGAATCTTAGCACAGGAGAGGGAAGCCGTATTGCTTACACCTATTCTGAGGTAAACGAGGAAACGGGAGAAGTTGTCAGCCAGAATAACAAAGGCAATTTCCTTGTGATGAATGACGATGTACAGGCTCATCTTGATGCAGTCAAAAAATATATCCGGGACAAATATTTAGTATAAGGAGGAAGCAGTTATGCCAAAGTGGACAGATTACACGATAAAAACAAGTCCTGCGGATAAAGATGAGTTGATGGTTCTTGATGCCGCAGGCAAAGCAAACAAACGTCTTAGTTTGTCGGCGCTGTTGGGTTTTATTGAAAATAAAATAATGGGCAGAAGATTTGATAATTTAAACACTACTGACAAAACTGTTTTGGGGGCTATCAATGAGGTTGACAGCAATGGGAAACAGTTAAAACAGAGAGTTGATAATATATTAAATTTACCTGATGGTTCAACCACGGCAGACGCTGAACTTGTTGATATTCGAGTTGGTGCGAATGGAGTTACTTATTCTAGTGCAGGCGAAGCTGTACGCGAACAATTTAAAGGCAATGACAAAAAGATTAATTCATTAAAGGAAGATTTAAGCAATATCATACAAGACCAATATGAAATATTAATCAATAAAAGAATGAATGTAATCCTTGGCGAATTTGAAAAAGGATCGATCAACGCGGATGGAAGTAATCAGGATTTGGGTGCAGGAAACTTACTACGTACAAAAAAATATATAAAGTTATACCCAGTACCATATACATTCAAGACAATTAACGGAAATGGGCTATCCATATATATATATGATTCAAATGGGATTTTTTTGAGAGCGGAATATATGGCGGCGACCATGGGAGAAAGAAGCCGCACTATAACATTTTTAGAAACTGATTACAAATGCAGAATCGTTATAAATTCATACAATAATGATTATAAAAATTATCCAGTAAAAGCGGAAAACATTGAATCAATAATTATCGATATCAGTGCCACGAAAAAAAGTAAAACGATTTGTTGTATAGGAGATAGCTTTACCGCATCGACGAACTCATGGCACACATATATAAGGAATCGTATGGGATATAATATGATAAATCTCGGTGTAGCGGGCACAAGAATATCAGTATCATACACAAGTGGAAGTAAGAAATACACAAGCTTTATTGAACGCGTAGAAAATGGAGTGTTAGATGCATATACACCCGATTTGATTATAGTTTTTGGTGGTATAAATGATACTGTAAAGCTTCACAATGTGCAAATGACTATTGGAACCATTAATGATAGTGCGGAATATTCGCCAACCAAAACGAGCGGATATAGTTTCATTGGACGTGTTAAGTATTTTATTGAATTAATTAAATCAAAAAAGCCTGGTGTTCCAATTCTCGGAGTTATTCCACCAAATTATTCAGAGGGAACGTCAAATTTTGAATGGTGGTCAGAGGATATTGCTCAGATTCAATCAGCATTAAGACTCGTATATGAATTTTACGGTATCCCTTATGTAGATATTAAGAAAAATTGTCAAGAAATGTATGAGGATTCGTATAATCTTGCTACTTATCGAATTGACGGGAGAAGTAATATGCACCCATCCAATAAAGGATACGAAGCAATTTCTGTGCGCATTCAAAAAGACGGAATTGAAAATATATTGATTAACTAAAGAGGTCTTTAGTTAACCAGAATCTTTCATAAAATTTATAAAATTCCTATTCAGATAAAATAGTCTAATTGTGTCAATATAAAATAGGAGATTTACGCATGACAAACGAACAGAAAAAAGTTCTCAGGAAGATTATTTATGCAGTCGAGACCGGCGGACAGGTTTACGGACGGCAGGATTATTCGGACTTCACAGAAGCTTACACTAATTCTTCTGAAGAACACGCAATTACAATCGGTGCCGGACAGTGGTACGCAACCGAAGCCAAGACACTTCTGGAACGGATTTACGATGCTGACCCGGAACAGTGGGAGAAAATAGACAAGGTCAGACTTTTAGAACAAGTTCAGATCGCAAATTGGGAATGCTTCAATATTTCCAGAGTATCACAGCTTGCTGATACCATAATTGCCCTTATTTCGTCCAAAATTGGTATTAAATGCCAAGATAGCCTTATGGATGAACAATTAGTCGCCTATGCAGATGAAGCCTTTAAACAGGGCGTTACTGGCGCCAGAGCACAAGCTATGTGCGTAAACTTTAGGCATCAAGGTGGACAGGGAGCAGTAACAAGGATTTTGGCAAAGGCCCAGAAGCCATACACATTGGACAGTCTCTATGCAGCCTGTCAGACCGACACAGGGAATCAAGTGGGAGTATATAAGGACAGGCAGAGATTTGTTTATAACGCATTAAAAACATATTTTCCAGAAAGTGAGGAAACAGACATGAAGGCAATTAATAAATTAATCCAGATCGCAAAGAATGAAACCGGATATCTTGAAAAGGCAAGCAATAGTCAGCTTGATAGCAAAACTGCAAACGCCGGAGAAAATAATTACACAAAATACTGGCGAGATATTAAGCCGGATTATCAGGGGCAGCCGTGGTGCGCAGCGTTTGTTTCATGGTGCATGATGACGGCGTTTGGCTTAGACACAGCAAAGAAACTCTTAAAACATTGGCCATACGTTTATTGCCCTACAATGGCAGATTTGTTTACTTTGAATGCAAATCCAAAGATGGGTGATATTGTAATTTTCAAACGTAATGGAGAATTTACACACACCGGAATCGTAATAAAAGTGTCAGGAGATCGGTTCTGGACAGTCGAAGGAAACACTTCTGGTGGCTCTGCAATTATCGCAAATGGCGGTGGAGTATGCCAGAAAAGTTACTACAACAGCAACCTTCCCGGAACAAAATTCTGCACTCCAAATTACAGCTTAGTTAAAAATACAACGTCAGTTTCAGACTCAGATACAGCCAAAAAACAGAACACTAGAGCATACATTGCACAGATAAAAAAGGACGCAAAATGTTATACAAAATCAAACAAAAACAGCCCGTCAAAGATGTTTCCAAAACTAAAAAAAGGTGCAGTTGTAGAGGTGATGAAGTACACAGAAACCGACAGCTCAGGGCTGAAATGGTACTTCATCCGCATCCCGCATCCAACAGAAGGGTTTGTTTTTGAATTTGTTCCAAAAGGAACGTTTACCAGAATCACAGAAATTTCTAAATGATTTTCCCGGGGTTAATTCCCCGGGAACTTTATCTTTAAACATATTTAGTATCATTTCGGAAACCTTAGACTGTTATCGTTAGTCACGCGTTAGTCACAAATAAAAATATTGTTTCCTAATATAATAGTGCCAAAAACACTGTATTTATAGGCATTTGCGCAATTTTCTAAATTCTTTTTTGTTAGTCACAATAAATATAATTAGAATAATGAAAATAAAATGAGTGAATTCCTTGTAAAATCGCTGAAAATGTTGATTTTACAAGGGTTTCACGCGTTTTTATGTTCTGAATTGTGATGAATAAAATTGATAAAATAAGATTCCGTTAGTCACAGTTAGTCACAAATGGGACTTTTATTTTCTCAATCTCTGTACGGAGTTCTTCCAATGTCCGGTGACCGTAAACGGCATTTGTAACATCACCGCCGAATGAATGGCCGAGCATTCTCTTACGATCGTTCTCCCGGACGCCGTATTTTTCGCACAGCGCAGAAAAGGTGTGTCGGCAGTCATGCGGCGTGTGTTTCGGATTACCGACGATTCCTAAGCGTTCCAGTGTAGGATAGAACAGCGCTTTTCTGTGATGCTGCTGAGTATATACGCATAGTTTTCCATCTTGTGTCAGCACTTTCTGTTCGACAAAATGGTATATAGCGGGATGTATCGGGACAATTCTGTTTTTACCGGCTTTTGTTTTGATGCCGCCTTGAAAGTATCCTTCTTCTAAGTTGGTTGTAAGTTTTAACACTTCACCGATTCTCCAGCCGGAGTAACACATAATAAGAATGAGCTGCACTTCTGGATCGTTGGCATTATTCCACAGCACTTGCATTTCCTGATCAGAAAAGGGCGTTCCATGTTCGGTGTCATTATCAGCATTGACATGGACATATAACGCCTTGTTTTCCGTTACAATTTCTGAGTAAACGGCATATTTATACATCTGCTTGAACAGTGTAAGAATTGCCATAAGACTCTGACGCTTTAACGGGCAGTCATCAATTGCCTTTTGCAGATCAGGCGCTTTTAAATCCTCAAAGATACGGTTATACAAAGCTGTACAATTTGAGTAAGCGGTCTGGTAAGCTATCTTTGAACTATAAGAAAGTTTTGAACCCTCCGGAAACTTCCATACGTAAAACTTCTCATATACCTCTGAGAACGTCAATTTCTTGATTTCCGGGTGTTTATCCTCGACACCCTTGATTGTATTGTAGTCAGCAATCAAGCGGCTTATAAGAGCATCTATGTCGGTTGTAGGGGATACCTCAAGATCCCGTTCCATCCCGGGTTGATACGTGCCGGCTTTGTATGCGGTCAGTACAGTAAATCCTTTAATCCAGTCGTCTACGTAGCAGATCGCGGGCGGTCGAACTGCTTTCCCTGTTGCGTCCAGTGTAGCTGGCGGATGTACCGCAAAACAATTTCTCCGGTTCTTGCCAAGATACCGGATAGAGCCGAAATTATTCGGCAGTTTTGGATATTTCTTTCTTTTCTTCGCCATTTTTATTCCTCTTTTCTTTATGTAGCTGTTTTTAGGTATAAAAATAACAGCCGAACAAATTTTCTGTCTTGTTCGACTGCTCCGAAGATGATACAATATGTTTTGCCAGAATATAGCATCTCTCCGGAGATGTATAAACGCCGTCCCGGTACGCCAATGCCAGGGCGGTTTTTTATTTAATTATGTGATTTCCAATTTGATCTCATTATAATTCCAACAATCCAATATATTCCGCCAGAACAAGCACCCAATATTAAAATCCAGAACCAGCTTAGATACCATGGCATTTTCCGCTTTATATACGGTGTACCTGAACTCGCCGCTGAGGATGCAGAGGAAGATGCAGAATTATTAATGATGATGTCTCTGTTGTTAGAAGCCAACTGCTCTACTTGTTTTCCACACTTAGGACATACTACACAGTCGTCGTCAATAAGTTCTCCGCAGCGCTTACAATATTTTTTCTTTTCATTCATGATAAACACCCTCCTGATATGTTTTCGCCACGCTTCGCACTTTTTATGCGGATTATGTATTTTGTACCGCTGATTTTGCAATATTATGTAAAGTACGGTTATTCGTGGTATTTTTATTTTATCATTTTAAGAACATATTGTAAAGATTTAGAACGAAATAGAGTGATTTAGATGAAAAAGAAATATTTTTTTTCTATAAAATAGTGAGAGTTTATGTGTATCATTGGCAGTTGCCAAGAGTCGGGATAGGTGGTATAATGACAAAAACGAACTAATGTTCGGTTCTATTTCCCACAGCCGGACATATACTGTAGTGTAAGTGGTAGTTGCGACAGGGAGGGCTATTTATGGATTATAAAAAAGAGATTATTGAGATGATAGAAAATACTGAGAACGAGGGTAAATTGAAATTTATCTATATGGTTCTTATTAAGTACCTGAAATCAAAGAAGCAAGGGGATTAACCCTTGCTCTTTTTGTTTAGCGATGAAACTATTTGTTTTATTGCTTTCTTATCTTCTTTATCGAGCGTCCTATATTCCTCGATAAAATCTAAGATGTCAGGTTCCGACATAAGGTTTCCAATTATAACTGCATAATCGTCATCACTTTTAGAACCCATGAGGTATGTTGGTGTTACTTCCAAAGCGCCACATAGAAGCTCAATGGTGTCCATATCTGGTTTGCACTTATCTTTTTCCCAGTCACTAATTGAATTATGCTTTGCATTGATTTTTTCTGCAAGTTGCTTCTGAGTCAGCTTCTTTGCCGTTCTGGCTTGCTTGATTTTCTCGCCAAATGTCATTATCGGTTCCTCCTTTCATGATTAATAATAATATAGAAATTTCGAACTGTCAATAAAATAATTTCGATTTTCTCGAAATTTCTTCTTGACATTCGGATATTTCGAAGTTATACTGTAATTGTTCGATGAGAACGAAATTCAAACAGAAAGGAGAAATGAAAATGTGCGTTGGTAAAAAAATTAAGTCATACCTTGAGAACAACGGCATAACACAGACATTTGTCGCCAACAAAACTGGCATTCCTGTTCAGAAACTCAATCTTTCTCTCAATGGAAATCGCAGATTAGATTTCGATGAATACGAATTAATTTGCGGGGCGTTATCTGTTGGGACTGACAAGTTTCTTGAACCGAAAATTCCAGAGCAGAAAGGAGAATAAATGGACGCATTACAATTTAATAAAGCCGTCAGTCAACACTGCAAAGAATCTGGTGGAGACTGTTGCAAATGTGACCTTCGGCTTTACTGTTATCTATCGCCAAGTGAGCGACCAGATGAGTTAGTGAGTCTGGTTATTGATTTTTTGCATAACCACATTGAAAACCATGATCATTATACCCATCACAGTGCGGCTTCATTTCCGTGTATTGATGATATGGACATGAGCACCGCAGTAGGCGGCGACTGTTACCAGAAACCTCATACTCTTCACAAACAGTCACGTGTTTGTGAATCTTGTGGCAATGATACAGTCGTGTAATTGTTTCAACCATATAATTCCCCTTTCGTTATACTCGGCATGTCGGTGCCTGTAAATGCATTATAGGTAGAGGGGAAAGGAAATACAATAGGTTGAATAAAAATCGTATTAAGAGATAAAAGCAAAGTAAGGAGGTAAAAAAAATATGAAACGCCATCCGATTATGGAATATGTGATTCCAGCAATTGTAGCAAGTGTGGCAACAGTTTTAATCCGTTTAGTGCTAGGGTGGTAAGAATCGAAACAATAAATCGGTTGAGATACACAATATCGCCTCCCGTCTACTGGGAGTATACCACAAGAAAGGAGACTTATGAACGAATTACAGATTTTTAATTCAGGGGAGTTCGGTGACATCCGAACAGCAGAAATTGACGGCAAACCGTACTTTGTTGGCGCTGATGTTGCCAAAGCTCTTGGATATAACAATCCCAGAGATGCCGTATCAAGGCATTGCAAGGGAGTCGTGAAACGCGACACCCCTACATCTAGTGGCATTCAGTCAATGTCATACATAAATGAGGGAGATTTGTACCGCCTGATTATGAAATCAAAACTTCCGTCAGCGGAGAAATTCGAATCATGGGTTATGGATGAAGTTCTTCCGACAATCAGAAAGACAGGCTCATACCAGAAGCCACTGACGACAGTTGAACAGATACAGGTTATTGCGACAGGATTCTTAGATCACGAAGAGCGGCTTAACAGACTTGAAAACACCATGACTATTGACTACGCACAGCAGGAATCTATTAGAGACTTAGTGTCAAGTGTCGTAATTGCTCACCTTGGTGGGAAAGAGTCAAATGCTTACAAGGAAATTGGCAAGAAAGTATTTGCTGAATGCAACAGGGATATAAAGACTTACTTCACAGTAAATGCCCGCAATAACATTCCTAAGCTGAGATTTGAAGAATCTATGGAATATGTCAGAAATTGGCATCCATGCACCAATACAGTAATGATGATACGTGACTGTAACGCTCAAATGAGTATCAGTTAGAAAAGAGGTTTATATGAGTGCAGTTGATAATTACGTAGAGCAGAATGCACAGATTCATCAGTTCGCCGCAGAGGTTGCGAGAATTATATCAGGCATTCCACAGATGCCGGAGTTCTCTTCAGAGAATATGACTGTAGCCGATGCGAGTCAACTGATCGGACTTCCTATTACAGCAATCCGGGCAGGGATTGTGTACGGATGGTTGCCAATCGGTGTGGCTGTGCAGAATAACAAGCCAGCAAAAAACCTTTCCGGTGGCCGAATCACATATATCATAAGTCCCAGAAAGGTTTATGAAGTAACTGGTCATGTCTGGAAAGGCAAAGAGGCTCTCAATAAGTGAGTGCCCCGGAGGGAGCCGAAACCTCCACCCCGGAGCTTTGCACCACTAAAATGCCTTAGTGGATAGATACATTATAGTTCTCTATCTGCTAATTGTAAAGACAAATAAGAAAAAATAAGGAGAAATTAGCTAGATATGAGTGAAATTAAAAACGAAAGCCAGCTTACATGGGCTGACATTGAAGTAGCACTTGCGACTGAAATTGTCGAAGAAAGCAAGAAAAAGTCAAAAAGATGGTTCACTGCATGGATTGTGACAGTTGCCGCACTGGTGGCAAGCAACCTTGCGTGGATTGCAGGAGAAATGAAATAAAATGAAAGAGTATATGCTGATCGCCGCATGCATGCTCGCCGGGAAATATGTAGATATACCTATCTGGCTAAACATCTTTTTCGGTATCTCGGCAGCATGGGCGGTACGCCAGATGAAAGCAGACTGGTAAGAAATAAGGAGGATAAGAAGATGTTTGAGAAAGAGATTGATGAAATTTATGAACTTTGTAAAAGAGTTGTGAACGAAGTTCCGGCAGCAAATATCACCTTTGATTTTTCGGGCTACGGTTTGGGAGTAAGAGGGGTTAAAAGGGAAGAAGATGTTCTCCTTCTCAAAGACAAATTTGAATGGGATTTGTACCAAAACGTATCTTTTAACCCATTTTATGAGAAAGAAAGTCGTGAAAGCCTCAGAATAATCAAAGCTTTCTTGTTAGAACTTCTGATAGATGGGAAGTGTCCAAATGAGTAAACAGATAGCAATTATGAAACTTCTTCCCAGTCTGGAGATAGCAGGATGTATTAATGAACTACTCAGAGAGCTTCAATCCAGAGGGGATTACGTTCTGGATTATGAGAACTGTGACATGTCTCTGGATCATGTGGAATATCACAAGGCTGAAGGCATCGATGGAGAGAAGTTCGGAGATGCTTCAGACAACCTGTACTGCTTTTTCAAGGCGGTGTGAACATGGATGAGAGGATTAATGAGGTTCTGAGATTGATTGATATACAGCTTGCCACAGTCCCGGATAACCCCATTGAAGAATCATACAAGGCAAGAATGCTAGCAAACTATGTACAGGCTTTAAATGGGCTTTTAACGGCTCAGAAATCGTATAAGGAGGAAACGAATGAGTGAATTTGAAATCCGTATTCCAGCAAGAAAGAAACAACTGGTAACCGGAAAAGACAATCAGGTTGTAAAGGTTTCATCAGACGCATACAACGCACTGGTTGAAATCTATAACGAATCAACCTTATCAATGAAAGATATTGCAAGCTTGCTGATTATTGAGGGAAGCAAACATGTGGTTTATGACAAGGAGGAATGACTTATCGCAACACCCGTATTAATTATAGGAAAATCTGGTTCTGGCAAGAGCACCAGTCTTAGAAACTGCCAGAATGAACACTGGAATCTTATTAGAGTATTGAATAAACCGCTTCCGTTTAAAGGAAAAATTGACGGATGGTTTACAGATGATTATCAGCAGGTAATGAAGTGCCTGATCGCATCAAAAGCAGAGTCTATCGTAATTGATGATGCAGGATATCTTATCACGAATCATTTCATGAAGGGGCACGCTTCTGCTGGAAAAGGTAATGCAGTGTTCGCTCTGTACAATGATATCGGAGACTACTTCTGGAATCTTATTCAGTTCATTGTAACAAAAGTACCGCAGAATAAAATTGTTTACCTTATGATGCATGAAGAAAAAGATGATTCAGGGGAAGTAAAACCTAAGACAATTGGTAAGCTTCTGGACGAAAAAGTTTGCATCGAGGGCATGTTTACTATCGTTCTTCGCTGCATCGAAGAGAGTGGAAAACATTTATTTGTCACCCAGTCCAGTCAGGGAGCAGTAAGCAAGTCCCCGATCGGGATGTTTGACAGCTTAACTATTGATAACGACCTTGCAGAAGTTGACAAGGTTATTAGAGATTACTACGAATTAGGAAAAGGAGAGAATAAAGATGAATAAACCAACAGCGTATGATACTACACAGGCAGCAGGAGAATTTGAACCAATTAAGCTTGGTGGTCATAAGATGGTAATTAAGCAGATATCAGAGAAAAAAACACAGGGTGGACTCGATATGCTCGTTATCTTGTTTGATTTCGCAGAAGGAGACGAACAGGCTGGCTATTTCATGAAACAGTTTGAGAACGATATCCGTCCAGACAAGAAATATCCGAATGCAGGTACTAATTACATGGTTATTGATGAGGGTGTAGATTATGGTGTCCGTAACCTTAAAACATTTATCACATGCGTAGAAAAATCAAATCCGGGATTTGCCGTTAAGTGGGGCGATAACTTCGGGCAGCAGTTTAAAGGAAAGCTGATCGGTGGAATCTTCCGTCTTGAAAAAGACTGGTACGATAACAAAGAAGTAAAACGTCACAAGCTTGCATGGTTCCGAAGTATTGAGGGAATTAAGGATGCAGATATCCCAGAAGAGCGTACCACAAAAGCCTATGACGATCATCTGAAAGAAGAAGCTATCATGGGAGCAAATCCGTCAGGTACGGACTTCATGAGTATTCCAGACAGCGTGGCAGATGATGTCCTTCCGTTCAATTAAAAGGATGTGTTTTTAATGGTTATACAAGCGGACACAAGAGAACACAAAAAGGAATGGGAACGGATTCAAAAACAGTTTGATGACATTGGAGTACAGTATTTCAGATCAAAGTTATATTGTGGAGATTATCAGTCGCTTGACAACGCAAAGCTCTGTATTGACCGTAAGAAGGATTTACAAGAGCTTTGTGGAAATGTCTGCCAGCAACACGAAAGATTCAAGGCAGAACTTATCAGGGCACGTGAAGCCGGTATTCAGCTGATTATCCTATGTGAACATGGACCAGATATTAAATCAGTTGGCGATGTGTATTTTTGGGAGAACCCAAGGAAACACAAAGTTATCTGGAGGACGATAAACGGCAAAAAAGTAAAGACTGTAATCTCTGACAAGGCTGTTGATGGCTGCCAGTTGTATAAATCTCTCTGCACAATCAGAGATAGATACGGAGTCCGATTTGAATTCTGCACGAAAGAAGAAACTGGGTGGCGGATCGTGGAGCTGCTGTCATGACTAAGGGAGAAATCAAACAGTCAGTAAAAATGCCAGAAATTCTCTCCAGGTACGGGCTAAGGCCGAATAGAGCAGGATTTATATGTTGCCCTTTTCACAAGGAAAAGTCAGCATCCTGCAAAATCTACGATGATTCCTTTTACTGTTTCGGCTGTGGAACTGGCGGTGATGTGTTTGATTTTGTGATGCAATACGAATCCGTCCCTTTTAGTACGGCGTTTATTGAGCTGGGTGGCACTTATATATCAAAAAAAGGTAAAAGCCGCAACCAGATCAGACATGAAATGCGAGATATTAAATCAAAAAAACACAACCCTGTTCAGGATCCTAATGAGATTGAGCAGGTAGAAAAGAACATACTTATGTACGAAACAGCACTAAAAACGTTCCCTCCTGATTCAGAAGAGTGGTATATGTGCCAGTTTAATCTTGAGAAAGAAAAAAGCAGATACGAAATGTTATCAGCTAAGTCAGGAGGTGAGAAAAATTCTTGAAAATATTGAAAACTTACAGGCACAAGACTTTATGGAAAAGCAGTTGTATGAAGAGCTTTTTTCAGTAAAAAGTAAAATTGACCGCTCAGAAATCAAGTTTAAGCTGATGGACCGGGCAAAAAGTGTGAAAGCGAAGCATATAGCAGAAGAGTTCATAAAGGAATTCCAGAAAGCAGAACAGGAAAAGGAAAAAGAAGAAAAAGTAAATCGTTCTATGCAGTTAGTTGAAAACATCACAAACTTTTATCCTGATTCTGTTGATAAGGAATATCCTAACATGGCTTGTGGTAGCTGGATAGCTACAGAGAACGGAATATTTTCCTCTGAAACATCTAAGGCAAGAGAACTTGTATGTCACCACCCGATCATGCCGATACGTCGTCTAAAAAACATCGAGACAGGAGAGGAACAGATCACGGTGGCTTTTAAAAGGGATGGATATTGGACAGAAATAACTGTTCCAAAAATTGACATTGTGACTTCCAGGGCAATAACTAATCTTGCAAGGTTCGGGGTGCAGGTCAACTCAGAGAATGCAAGGCTTCTCGTAAAGTATCTGGCGGATGTTGAAATGTACAATGCCGATATGATCGACATACAGCACTCTACAAGCAAACTGGGGTGGCATGGTAATACATTTGTCCCTTACGACCTTTCAATCGTTTTTGACGGTGAATACCGCTTTAAAACGCTATTCCAAAGTATACAGGAAAGTGGAGACTACTTCAAGTGGGTGACTCTGGCTAAGCAGCTACGATCATGCGGACGATTGGAACCGCGAATAGCACTGGCAGCATCTTTTGCGAGTGTTCTTATACAGCCGCTTGATGCGCTACCGTTCATCGTAGATTTCTATGGGCAGACAGGAGGCGGAAAGACGGTAACAATCAATATAGCGGCATCGGTTTGGGGGAATCCGGCACCGGGAGCCTACGTTGGGAATTTTCGTTCAACAGATACATCATTGGAGACAAGGGCAGATATGCTCAATAACTTTCCGATGATTCTGGACGACTCGAAGAATGCTTCTCAGTATATCCGGGATAACTACGAAACATTGATTTACAATCTCTGTTCTGGCAAAGGAAAAGCACGTTCAAATAAGGACCTCGGAGCAGCTAAGGAAAATACATGGAGTAATGTGACTATTTGCAACGGTGAGAACCCTATTTCGGAATTTGCAGATTCCGGCGGAGCTATCAACAGAATTATTGAAATTGAATGTTGTGAGGATATTTACGAGAATCCAGCAGAGATTAACGGCATTGTCGTGAAGAACTACGGCTTTGCTGGAAGAGTGTTCGTTGGAAATCTCAAACAGTTCACATCGGATGATCTGAAAGAAATGAAAGCCGAAATTGAGAAAGGTTTTGACGGATATGACTTTCCAGCAAAGCAGGTAATGGCAATATCTACACTTCTGCTGGCTGACAAATTAGCTACAGATTTCATATTTAAGGATGGACGTGAGCTGACGGTCGAGGACGTTGTAGACATACCTACACGCAAGAAAGATGTATCAGAAGGTCAGAGATGCTATGAATTCATTCTTGAAAGTCTCTCAGTGTACGGACAGCACTTTGATGCGCAATTTAGCTGTGATCAGTGGGGATTCAAGGAGACGCCAGATGAATATGGAGATGTATATGTATATTTTTATCCGAAACCTCTTGAAAATCTTTTGAAAAATAATGGATTCTCCAGAAAAGCCTTTTCGGCCTGGGCGATTAATCGAGAGTTAATCAAGCACACAGGAAAAAGAGATACGGTACTAAAAAGAGACGGTGGAAGTGTAATGAGGCTTATTGCGGTAAAGATTGTTGATATAAAAAGTCTTGAAAACGAGCAAGAAAATGAGGTTATTGAAACTGGTTTTCTGCCAGCTGATGCCGAAACAAATGTTCCGTTTTCGTAATTTGTAACCATGTAACCGTTGTAACACGAAAAAAAACATCCTATAGGAGAAAGTTTGAGAGTGTATAAAAAACATATACTCTAGTGATTCTCCTATATAAAAACCTTGGTTACATTGGTTACACGGTTACACACCTCTGAAGCCCACATAAAATAAGGGTTTGTGGCGTAACCAGTGGATTAAAAAAGCCGGTTACACACGGGTTACAAAATTAAAAAGTATATGCAATTAGATTTATTATAACAAAATTAACTGAATATTGCAAAAATATTCAGTTAACATAATTATTACAAGGAGTGGTTACAAAATGAAAAAAGACGATCTCAATAAAAAGCAAAGATATGCATTAGATACAATGCTGTCTGGCAGTAATGTTTTTCTGACAGGTGACGCAGGAACAGGCAAGACAACGGTTATCCAAACGTTCATCGATGAGGCGGAAAAAGCTGGTAAAAATATTCTGGTATCCGCCACTACTGGAATTGCAGCGGATAATATCGGATATGGGGCAACTACCGTACACCGAGCATTGAATATTTCAATTAAATTTGAGGACTATAAGAAAAAGGTGAAATCCAGAGCTGAACTTCTGAAAGAAGCAGATGTTCTTATCATTGATGAAATCAGCATGTGCCGGTTCGATTTGTTCAATATGATTGCAAAGACGATCATCACGGAGAATGAAGAGAGAGCAGTTGACAGACTTCTGATCGGAGAGGACAAAGAAGACATTCAGTTAATCGTGATAGGTGATTTCTACCAGCTTCCGCCAGTTATTACGACAGACGATCGAAAAATTCTCTGTCGGATGTATGGATCTGATTATGGAAAGGGTGGAAAGTATGAACATGGATATGCTTTCATGTCTGAATACTGGAAAGAAATGGGATTTGAATATATCAAACTTGATGAGGTATGCAGGCAGAATGATGAGGGATTTAAGTATGTGCTGAATGATATTAAATATGGCAACAATATTAGAAAATCCATTGCATATCTGGAGAACAACGAATCAGACAAAGTTATACCGGAAGCGCCGTTCTTGGTTGGCACTAATGCAGAAGCTGACAGAATTAACAATACTTTCCTTGGCAAGTTGGATAAAAAGACCGAAAAAGTGTTTCATGCAGCAGTTGACGGCGAGCTAACATCTGCCGATATTAAGAACATTGCATTTGCCAGAGAGGACTTAATTCTTAACATCGGTGCAAAAGTGATGATTACAGTCAATGATTTGTCTGGAAACTACGTTAATGGAACGATTGGCATCATTCAGAAAATTGTGGAAAACGGAGAATTTGAAGAATCTTATCTGGTTATCAAAACTGATAAGGGCAAAACAGTTAGCTTATATAGATACAATAAAGACATTGAGAAACAGGTTATTGAGGAATCCGAACAAGAAAAGGATGGTCGGAAGATCGTGAAAGAGAAGATTGTCCGTAAGAAAGTAGGCTCTTTCTCTCAGTTCCCGGTAAAACTTGCCTGGGCAATCAGCATTCATAAATCACAGGGACAGACATTTGAAAAAATCAACATTGACCCTTGCTGTTGGGATCCTGGGCAGTTCTATGTGGCTGTTTCCCGGGCTAAATCAGCTAACGGCATACATTTTATCAGACCGATAAAACAGAGCTATATAAAGGCGTTTAGCAAGGATAACGAGCGACTTCTTGAACAGAGTTTTGAGGTAGAAGAAGGTGCGTAAGTATGAGAGTGACGCATGAGCAGATACCGAACACCATAAAGTTTTTACAGATTGACTTTCCGGCACTGGTCCTCCAGACTGCCGGAATTGAGGCAAAAGATGAATACTGGCAGCAGGTAGTTGAACAGATCCATGTTGTATCTGAAAAATATAACAAAAATGGATTTGTAGATCACATGCTTGTTGCTTATTCGAATTATCTTTCCAAGATGTTTAATAAGGCAAAAGAATTGGAAAAGGAGAATCAAAATGCCGTACAACACAAAGAATAGATGCGAACAGGGACAGGCTCTCAGGAAAGAAATTTATATGTATATCGTCAGTTATATTAAACTGGTTGGATATGCACCGTCAATTACAGAGATTTCTGAAAGGGTGGATGCCGGGAGAGCTACGGTCTGGAAGCATATCAATAATCTGGTTGATGATGGTTTGCTCAAGACGAACCACCCCAGTACCGACAGGGCATATACTCCAGTTGGGTACGGAATAAGAAAGATAAGCAAGGAGATAAAATGAAACTTTATGACATTGTTACAGCAGATGGTACATTCGTCGACAGTATGAGCAGAATAGAAATTTTGGAACGGTTCGGGATTTCTAAAGGCGTCTTTCAAAGATATCTGGATAATGGCGACCTGTTAGAAGGGAAATATCAGATAAATGATTATGACTGTGACATAAAAACAAGGAAATGTAAGGACAGGGAATTATTCTTACAGTTTGACATTCTGACTCAGAAGATAAGGAGGGCTGTTGGATGGGAAGCCTAAAAATCAAGCAGAAAAAGAAAGCATTCATTCCATATACAAATAAACAATCTCATATGTTTGCGCAGTCTATCCAGAACTGCCAGAAAGAATTAAAAGAGATGGAGATGAAAGCCTTTGATGATGGGTTCGAGGATGGAAAGAACTGGTCTGACGTGCTGAATTTTGTGATTTTGTTCTATGTAATGCACGAATTGCATGGATGGGAATGGAAACGCTACATGAAGTCCGTAAAAAGAATTAATAACTACATCAATGATATTAATTCTGGGAAAACATCATTGTCTGAAATGGTTGATGATTTGGAAAAGAAGCATCACATTCAGATTTGTGATGATTATAAGGAGCTGATTGAGAGATATGGAGCGTAAAGCTGCGCCGGTGATTTATTTACAGAATAACGGGCAGGTACTTACATGGGGAAAGTGAGGATGACAAGAGGATGGTAATAGGAAAATTAAATCCGATAAATAAAGATGATTTAAAAGTCGGAGACGTGGTTGGAGTTGCAAGAGAAGTACGGTGCGGATGGGGAACAAATTTTAGACACGTCATGGTGTATCCGGCAAAGATTGTACGCATAACTCCTAAACGAACCAAAATTGAAACCGACATTGGAGAATGCGATAAACATGAAGTGTTATACAAATACGATTCCGAAGCCATAAAAGAAAGCGAAATGGCAAAGAAATTTAAGGAAATCAAAGATGGTGTATATGCCATTGAAGATTTTAAGTCGAGCCGTGGGCTGAGAGTAATTAAAGACGAAGATTTAGATACACTGTCAGAACATATCAATGCAGTTGCTGAGATTTTAAAAAGATATGGAAAGTGAGGACACAATGAATAAATTAAAACCTTGTCCGTTTTGTGGAGGAAAAGCAATAACCGAATGTTGGGCTAGCGGAGGCATTATGTACATGGTTAAGTGCGGTAATCCAGATTGCGTTGTACCAGCGGAAGGTTATCCTTCTGGAAGAAATTTGACAGCTGTAAGAGAACAGTGGAATCGAAGAGCAAATGATAAGGAGGACGCAAAATGTTAATCAGAAGTCAGAATAAGGAAGTTTTAGTTGCATTTGAATTTTTACCCGATATCGAAGTTTCGGGTGGAGTAATAAGCGTAAGAAGAGATATAGGATGGTGTTGCTTGCTCGGAGAATATTCCACCAAAGCAAAAGCCATAAAGGTACTGGATATGATTCAGGAAGCCTATGCGGACACAGAGTTAGTTCCAATGACAGTTCCGAATATTGGGAAGATGTTCGCAGAAGCGCCAGCGTCGAAAGAAAATGAACTTTTGGCTGAAGCTATTGGAAAAGTACTTATGAACAAAATGGTCTTTCAGATGCCAGCGGATAGTGAGGTGGTTGTATGATTACATTCTTATTAGGATTCACCCTTGGAATCATAGTCGGCGTGACCGGACTTGTATGTGTAGCGATCATGTACGACAAGCACCACCCAGACGAATAGAAAGGAGAACGGTATGCTGACAAGGAATAAAAAGCTGAAGGACTACGGTATTCCGGAAGAGGATATTGAAAAACTGAATACGATGCTGAAAGACTTTCCGGCAGAGTACGGATACCTGCTTACCAGCGCCGCCTTGTCAGCTTGCCCTAAGAACACGGTGATAGCGGATATGGTTGTTGAGAATATCTTGCACCGGAAAAGTTACAGGAAAATCAGCAAAGAAAGATATATCCCAATGAACCCGAAGGATTTCTACGGATACAGGCGCAAGACCGTCGCTGTACTGTATGAGCGGATGAGGTTGTTGGGAGTGTGGGAGGAATAAAAATGCGGTTAATTGATGCAGACAAAATAATTGATTCTCTTGGAGGTTCGGATATGGATTTTGCAATAGGTGCAGTTATTGACGAACAGCCGACAGTTTTTGACTTGGACAAAGTTGTGAAGCAGTTAAAAGATTTAAAGGCGATGTATTGGTTTTCAATTGCAAACACAGGAGATAAAAAGCTCGATATTGCTTATGAGAATGTAGGAAATACATTAGACAGGGTTATTGAAATCGTGAAAGGTGGTGGAGTTGAATGAGCAGATTAATTGACGCTGATAAATTAATTCAAGAAATGAGCGAATGGTATTGGGATAAAGAAAAGCAGAAAGCTGCGGAAAATGATGTTTCTCCGATGGATTTATTTACACATCTTGCAATTACAACTGTTCAAGAACAGCCGACAGCTTTTGATGCGGACAAGGTTGTGGAGCAGTTGAAAACAAAAAAGACAAGAACTGCTGCATTACAGAAAGCATCGGAGTATTTCGAGGGTGAAACTGATGCGTTTGAAGTTGCAATCAAAATCGTGAAGGATGGGGAGAGTTGAATGAGTAGTGCAAGTGTAAGATTCGGAACAAAAGCGTATGTATGTGCAAGATATTTTCTTAGAACGGGAAAGTGCTTCAAATACATCGACTATCGTGGCGAGGATGCCACGGAACACGTATATGAGGTCATGGCATTATATCCGTACTGTGTCCTGTTAAGAGATACTAGAAACGGGGTCAGGACTTGTCCGGGGTATAATACTTTGAGCCTGATGCTGAGAGGAAGTGAAACATATGAGTAAATCAGCGTTAGTGATAGATACACCAGAGAATTGCTATGATTGCCCGTTCGGAATTTCATACTGCGGTGAACTTGAATATGAGGGTTTGTGTGAATTAGCTGACTGTTTGGATTATGATATAGTTCTGATGACAGAAGAACATTATGATTGCGAAAGCAAATCAAGACCCGATTGGTGTCCATTGAAGCCACTGCCAGAGAAAAAGAGTATATCGTTCCGATCGACAATATAGAATCACAAAAAGATATTATTGCGATTGGCTGGAATGCCTGCTTAAGAGAAATTACAGAAACAAGCGATGAAAACGAGCGATAAAAAGTAAGCGATAAGAGGTGAAGTAGATGGAGAGATTAACCGAAAGAGAAAGAAATGTTGATGGTACAGGAGTCGCAAGGGAAGAAATTACGGATGGATTATTAAAACCGTTTGCAGATAAAATTCTTACCAAACTTGCTGATTATGAAGACTTAGAAGAACAGGGCTTGCTTGTGAGATTGCCGTGTCCTATTGGCACAACTGTATGGGACATATGCGGCATGGATATTCGGGAAAACGTGTTAAGTGGAATTGAATGTGGCAAAGATGGTAAACAGTTTTTGTGGGCAAACCATGATGAATGGCTCGGAGAATTAAATGATTTGGTATTCCTCACCCGTGAAGAAGCTGTGAATAAGTTGGAGGAGATGAAGAATGACAAGGCCTGAGATTACGGCAGAATTATCAACCATGATTGAAAAGAAAATCAATCCGAACAACGATCCTCGTATCTACTGGGCAAAAGAGGTGACGTTTGATTATTCTACAAACCATGCAGTTAGAGTGGACTATATGAAATTTGTTCCAGTGAACAATAGTGTTTCCGGGATAGAAAAAGGTGATTGCTATTGCTATGAAATCAAGTCATCTATTGAAGATTTCAAATCTGGCCATGGATTGAATTTCATTGGAGATTACAATTATTTGGTTATGCCAGGGGAATTAGCTGCAACAGTATCTTTGAAAATCCCGTATCATGTAGGAATATATGTCCCAGAAGGAAACGAACTTATATGTGCCAAGAAAGCCAAACGAGCCAACAGAGCGAGGCCTGTATCTGAAATACTTCTGATGATGTTTCGGTCTGCAAACAGAGATTACAGGAAAACGGTAAAGAAACTGGAGGAGATGAAGAATGGCTGAATATGTCAAAAAATCAGATGTAATAAAAATCATGGAGGATAATTCTTACATTATGGAAGTGTTTGGTGTTAAAAAGAAAATGATTGATGGGTTTGCGATGTGTTGCGATTTTGCAGACTTAAAAATTGTTGAGATTGATGATGAAGAGGAGAACTAACATGCAGCAGAGAAGAAATTGGATGTGATGAAAAATGAATAAATGTTGCGCTAGCCAAGATGGAATATGTAGAAACTATATCTTATTCGGTACTAAATGCGATGGATATAAAGAAAAATGCACACTGAGACCATGTTATGAAAACCTCGAAAAGGTGGCAAAAGGTTGTCAGCATAATTTGAGAAAAATGTTTGGAGTGGAGGAGTGATAACTATGTCAAACAAACCTGCACCAGACATAACGCTAAACCTTGCTATATCAGCATACCACGTGCTACAACAATATTGTACTGGACAGCCAATGAATTGCAAAGGCTGCGGATTCTACGAACACTGTCCAGAATGTTTTCAAGGCATGCCATGTGACTGGAGTTTGAATGAAGAAGGTGAAATAAATGAAGTTGAGAAATGCGACGTTGATTGATTACGGAGTGCCGCCGGACGATATACCAACATTACAAAGTCACTTGCGGAATCTTAGCGAAAGCGATAAATACAATCTGCTGCAGGTATCTATCAAATATGCACCCGGAATCGAATCACAAATCTATGACAGCATAGTGAACTGCATAGGATACCGAACAATGGAACGATTCCGAGATATTCCAGTATCTGAAAATGATTTCTACGGATACAAGCGCAGGATCATGGCAGAATATTATCACTTGGCAAAATTGACCGGAAGATTATAAAATTGATAAAAAACTAAAAGTGGTATAGAGGTACATAACCCCTAGTGTGGTATTATAGTGTATATAACTATAGCTATGCTAGGGTGTTTTTATGTCTGGAGGTGAGAATGTGGGAATGCCAATGGGAAAACCGCCCATGTATAAAACGGTGGATGAAATTGAAAAAAAAATCGAAAAATATTTTAAGGATTGTAAAGGATATCCTTTAACTGATAGCAAAGGAAAACAAATGTTTAATAAATTTGGATCTCCCGTTTTCGTAGACGTTCACCCTCCGACCGTTACAGGACTTGCTCTGGCCCTTGGATTTACAAGCAGACAGGCTCTTTTAAACTATCAAGCAAAACCAGAGTTTGTTGACACGATTACGCGCGCGAAAGCCAGAGTGGAACAGTACGCAGAGGAAAGGCTATTTGATCGTGACGGTTCAAATGGCGCTCAGTTCAGCTTGAGAAATAATTTTAAGGGATGGGATGCTGACAAGAAAAATGATGATTCTGGAGATGGAAAGATTACGATTGTAAATAATATTCCAAGGCCGGAGAAATAGAATGAATGAGAATCCGATTAATCTGAATGAAATTATAGCTCCTGCCTTTTACAATGTGTTCTGGGACATTTTGGACGGAAAACACACCTATTATGATTTGTATGGTGGGCGTGGATCTACTAAATCATCTTTTGTGGGTGTAATGATTCCTTTCCTGATGATGCAGGACGCAGAGAATGATGTGTTCTCGAATGCTGTTATTTTCCGTAAAGTCGGAAATACACTCCGAGAATCTGTGTATGAACAGATAGCATGGGGAATTGATGCACTGGGAGTAAACAATCTGTGGGATAGCAGTTTAAGCCCTATGCAGTATACCTACAAGCCTACTGGACAGAAAATCATATTCAGAGGACTGGACAAGGCGAAAAAGACTAAATCTATTAAAGCAAGCAAGGGATACTTCAAGTATCTCTGGTTCGAGGAACTTGACGAATTTTCGGGCATTGAAGAAATTCGTACAGTGCAGCAGTCAGTCCTTCGAGGTGGCAGTAAGTTTGTTGTATTTAAGACATTCAATCCGCCAATTAGCCGGAGCAACTGGGCGAATGTGTATGTAGAAGAGCCACGAGACGACAGCTACAGACATAAGAGCGATTACAGATCAGTTCCTGTTGAATGGCTAGGGCAACAGTTTCTTGATGATGCGGAACATCTTAAAAAGACGAATCCAAGAGCCTATCAGCATGAATATCTTGGATTACCTGTCGGACTTGGTACAAATATCTTCGAGTTGTTAGAAATCCGAACGATTCTAGATGAAGAAATCCAGAAGTATCAAAGTATCTATCAGGGTCAGGACTGGGGATGGTATCCAGATCCCAAAGCGTTTATTCGTGTGGCTTATGTGCCTAATCAGGAAAAAGTTTTTTTATTAGACGAGCTTGGAGGCTCCAAGATAAGAAACAAGGAAATGGCTAACCAGATAAAGAAAAAAGGATATGATGATTATTCAATATCTTGCGGAGTTGATGAAGAAGAAAGCATTATTGACTTCCGAGATGCAGGGCTTCCAGCGCGTAAGGCCATTGTTACACCGGGAAGCCGCAAATATACTTTTGAGTGGTTACAGTGCCGAACATTAGTCATTGATCCGGCACGAACGCCTAGAGCATACAAGGAAATTATCAATTATGAACATGAAGTAGATAGCAATGGAGAAGTTATCGCAGATTATCCAGATGGTAACGATCACTGGATAGATTCTCTCAGGTATGCGACAAGTCCATTGTCGATGAGAAGAGGACATAGTGCATAATGAATAGCAAAGAAAACATATTTAAATGTTTGGAAATTCTGGACAAATTCCAGTTCTTCCAAGGACAAAGAGCTGGAAGAGAATTGTGGAATGATAAACCGACAGAGATACAGAACGAAGATATAAAGAATTTCAATAAAGACATAGAGTTTATCAGAAATGTGCTGAAATCAGCTAATTCAGGTGATTAAATGGGACTTATAACAACACTAAAAAGGTGGTTTAACATGATTTTCAAAAAACAAGCCGAAGAGGATTTCGACATCCAGGCAGCAGAATTTCCAGAAATGGAAGCGCTGATCAACCGGTGCGCGAACATCTACAGAGGTGTGCCGGAATGGCTGGACGATAAGAATAATATCAAGACGATTAATTTTGCTAAATCTGTGTGTTCTGAGACTGCCAGACTTGCAACATTGGCGATCGGCATTCAGATTGACGGTTCTGCAAGAGCTACGTGGTTACAGGAGCAGATTGACAAGGTGTATTTCCAGATCCGGCACTGGGTGGAATATGGATGCGCTTACGGAACGGTGTTCATTAAGCCAAACGGGGAGAGCCTTGACGTATTTACTCCGGCAGATGTGATGATTGTGGATTATGATAATCAGGAAATCAAAGGGATTATATTCAAGGACTCTTATACTGTTGGTAGAAAATACTACACAAGGCTCGAATATCACAGGTTTATTGAGACAACAGTGGACGGAGTGACAACCTATCCGTATTATGTTTCCAACAGAGCTTATGTATCAAAATCCCCTCAGTCAATCGGAGATAAGATTGACCTTAAACAAACCAAATGGGCTGACCTAATGGCAGATACACCACCGATACTCAAAGCGAACGGTGAGAAACTGGATGGAGCTCTGTACGGAGTACTGCGGACGCCACAGGCTAACAACGTGGATATTAACGCACCATTGGGTTTGCCAATATTTGCCGAAGCTATCGAAGAGTTAAAAGACCTCGACATTGCATACAGCCGTAATGCCGGAGAGATTTTTGATTCGCAGAAGATTGTTCTGGCAGATGATAGGCTGCTGATGCCAAGCGGTACACCTGTAGCAGCCATGTCGCCACAGGGCATGGAGAATAGACGTAATGAGATGAGCTTACCGCATTTTGTCAAGAATGTATTCGGGCAGGACGAGAAAGAGTTTTACCAAGAGATTAACCCGATTCTCAACACAGATACCCGTATAAGCGGCATAAACGCCCTCCTTGGACAGATTGGATATAAGGTCGGATTCTCTAATGGATATTTTGTATTTAATGAAAAAAGCGGAATACAAACAGCCACAGAGGTAGAAGCAGGACAACAGAGGTCTGTACAATTTATCAAGGACGTAAGAGACCAATTAGACAAAAGCATAAAACAAGTAGTATATGCGTTGAGCGTATATGCAGATTTATATGGATTGGCTCCAGTCGGTGCATATAAAGTTCAGTGCAACTTTGGCGAAATGGCATATTCTTATGAGAGAGACCGAGACAATTGGTGGAAGTATCGCTTACAGGGTGACTGTCCTCCTTGGATGTATTATGTCAAATTCGAAAATATGACAGAATCCGAAGCAAAAGCAATGGTTAAAGAAGCCCAGCCAGACGAACCAAAACTGTTTGGAGATGAGTAATTATGTTAAGCCCAGAATATTTACGCCGGATAACAGAGGGCAGTGAACAGATTGCGGAAGAATTGCATCAGTATATCATCTCTGAGATTGTATCGAGAATGATGGCAAGAATCGGCAGAGGTGAAGATTATATTCTGACCAATGCCGATGCGTGGAGAATCAGAACGCTACAGGAATCTGGTGAGCTGCTAGAGGACATTCTGGCAGAACTATCCAAATACACCAACCGTGAACAGCAGGAACTCCTCGAAGCATTTGAGGATGCTGGAATCACTGCAATGAACTATGATGATAAAGTATACAAGGCGGCAGGATTAAGTCCTGTACCGCTCGAACAGTCGCCAGCCATGATAAGGCTCATGGAGCGGAATATGCTTGCGACTATGGGCGAGTGGAAGAACTTCACGAGAACCACTGCAAGTGCCGCTCAGAGGCTCTATATTGAGCAATGCGACCTTGCATACAATCATGTGATGACTGGGGCAGTTGGATATACGCAAGCCATCAAAGAGGCGGTTAATAATGTTGTGAGCGATGGTGTGACAGTCACATATCCATCTGGTAGGAAAGACACGATTGAAACAGCAGTAGCGCGTTCTGTCAGAACTGGCGTAGCACAGGCTACGGGGGATATATCCCTGAAGCGCATGGAAGAAATGGACTGGGATTTAGTTCTGGTCAGTGCTCACATGGGAGCGAGGACGGGTGATGGCGGTGAGAATCCGGGTAATCACTCATGGTGGCAAGGCAAGATATACTCTCGTTCTGGCAAAAGTAAGAAATTTCCACCTTTCTCATTGACCGGATATGGAACAGCAAGTGGACTGTCAGGAGTCAACTGTCGGCATAGTTTTGGAGCCAGTGACGGAGAATTTAATCCTTATGCGGAATTATCAGCACAGGACAAAGCTGACAAAGGAAAACAGTACGAAAAAGAGCAGAAACAACGTACTTATGAGCGGAGAATCCGAAAAACAAAGCGTGAAGTCCTTGGAATGCAAGCGGCGGTTAATAACTGCAAGGACGAACAGACAAGATTTGTACTCCAACAAGACCTTGACCGAAAGTCTTATCTTTTGCAGAAACAAAATGCTGCATACAAAGATTACTGCAAGCAGAACGACCTGAGAGAACTGCAAGACCGGCTTATGATTGCGAAGTGGAATCGCCAGAACGCCGCAAAAGCCAGAGGAGCGGCGAAGAGATATAAAACAGCAAAGGGGATTGACTGATGGACAGATGGGAATATTTTAATCCTAATCCTGTTAAGGGTAAGAGAACCGGAGATTGCGTTGTCCGGGCAATATGCAAGGCAACCGGGTTCGACTGGGAAACGGTATTCGCCGGATTAATGATACAGGCGTGTACTCTGTCAGATATGCCGAGCGCAAATTATGTCTGGGGAGCGTATCTCTATAAACATGGGTACAGACGCAAACTGATTGAACAATCAGAACGATATATCTATACAGTCAACGACTTTTGCGCAGACCATCCGACAGGCACATACATTCTCTGCATAGATGGCCATGTGGTGACAGTACAAGATGGTAAATATTATGATACATGGGATTCCGGAAATGAAGTCCCGGTATACTACTGGGAAAAGGAGTAGCTAAATGAGCATATCAGAATTTGTACAGATTTTCCTTTCTATCTGCGGAGGGGTGTCTATTGTCGGAGGTGCGGCAGCCGTAATCTTTAAATGGATTACCCCGGCATTCCGACTTAATAAGCGAGTAGAGACACTGGAAGAACATGATAGACGAGATTATGAAAGTCTTCGGAGAATCGCAGAACGAGATTCATTAATTCTGGAAGTGTTGTCGACCATGCTGGATAGTCAGATTAGTGGGAATAATGTAGAAGAATTAAAAAAAACAAAACAGAAGCTTACAAATTATCTTGCACAGAATCAGCGTTAGCATTAGTAAGGGGTATGCTCATGAAATTATATGTGTTCACGAAGAAAGATATAGACAGATTCTTGATAGAGTGTAATTTCACGCCGGACGAAGAAAGGCTGTTCCGGCTGAGATGCAAGGAATATACGCTCGAATACTGCGCTGAGCAGATGAACGTGAGCATATCTACTGTAAAGAGATTAAGCCGTCGGGTAAACAATAAAATAATCAGAGTATGTTGATACGATAAAAGCCCCCGGGATTATTTCTCAGGGGCTTATTTTTATTCTGATTTTATCTGTTCTTCGTATTTTTTTATGAGCCATTCCGGGACCGGCTCGTCTCCGTCGTCACCTCTGTATTTGATCGGGTCAATATTGTTTGTGAGACACCATTCCCAGCTGTTATAATCGTCGCCGTCTTTTGACACGATGTAAAATATATCGTATTCGCTATCTACAAATGCCAACGTATC